TTTGCTCTTGTCCTATCTGTGAATCTTCTCCACCATAATCTCTCAATCCATAGTAAGGTGGGGATGTAACACACATCCTTGCCTTCTCATCAAACTCTTTGAGTGTATCTCTACAATCTCCAAATAGAATTGTGTCTCTCATAATAATCCTACTTCTCCATTTTTACTGCCAAAAGAAACCGTACTTTTAGTAAACATTAAATCTGCCTTATTCCATATACAATATGTTCCAAGATGTGATATTCCTATCATATAATGATAGTTATCAGGAGTACACACCTTACCATAATTATTCTTTGCTTTACTATTTGTTCTAATATTAATCTCTGGTTTTGGATTTTTTGCTCTGGTTGTTTGAGTTGTTGACTTACAAGATACTATTGATACTTCTGGGTATTTCTCAACAATAAAATCACCATCCCCACCTGTATCAGGATTATTTGGCACGAATACTCTATAACCCATTTTAATAAAGACTTCTTGTGCTTTAATGATAGAATAGTCAACAACTTGATCTCTACTGGTACACCAATCAAATATACCAATAGGATTAAAGTTTCTACTTTTTGTTCCTTTTACAGTCATTACCACTTCTTCCTATAATTTGAGTTTCTTAATGGTGTAGAATACTGTAAGTTATCTAAACTGTTATTTGATATGTCATCATCAATATGATCTATTAAAACAGTATCGTATGCAAGTTGTTTAAATGGTTGAGGTGCTTGATCCCATTGCTCTCTTGTTATTCCTATTTCGTGAGAATAATCTTCAAGAGGATGCCATACAGTTTTTACTGCTTGATGAAGTTTAACTCTAAACTCTGCTGTGTCTCTGGTAGAGGTCTTTTTTGTATATTTCATACCTAAGTCACGAAATGGTTGTGCTAGAGTTGTAACACTAAAATCATAACACTTTGGTTTTCCAACACCTTTCTTCTGTCTCCAGTTTTCAAATACTGCCTTCCATTTGTTTGTCTTTGAACTCCATATCTTACCACATTTACTCACATAGTAATCAGGTATTACTAATCCAAATCTTTTTAGAACACGAAGTTCAATACCTTCAATGATAATAGTTTCCATAATAATTAACCTGTGATTTTACTGTAACCTGTTCTTTCCCATTTTTGTTTTGAATGAAGATAAATTCCAGGAAAATGTAACTTTATTATATCATTACCACCATACTCCTCATTAATTCTTTGCCCTGCAATTTTAGCAAGTCGGCAAAATGGCATTGCATCTCCTTGAGATAGATCCCAATATGAGGTTGATTTTGCATATTTATACCAAGATTGTACTTTAGTAGTGTCACCCTCTGGTTTGGCAATTTGGAATTGAATCCACCCTTTAACGATGTCAGCGTTGTACTTCATAATGATTAATTAATGGATTTAATGAACTGTAGATCATAATCTTCTGATTCCTCAAAATAATCTCTTGACTCATTTAAGTCATTATAACCTGTTAGGAAAAAATCTGCAGGATCAGGATCACATGATGCTGTATATACTGCACCAGTATCTTTAAAGTTGTAGAGTTTATCAGATGATACACAACATGCCTTACCACTCTTCACATCAGATATGATAAAGTAATCAGCAAGTTTGTCATCATAATCTTTTGCTGCTCTACGGTTTTTAATAATCAAACCTCTAACTGCAATGCCTGATTTGTTTTTGAATTGTGTTACTTTTGACTCATAGGAAATTTTATCCTTAGTAACCAAGTCAATACCAGGTAAATTTACTCTTTCAAGTAAATCATTACTATACTCAGCAAGTGCTTTTTCAACCATTTCACCTGCTTTTGGAAAGCGTAGATTGTTATCAGTATAACCTCTAATTGCATATAGAAGTTTAGATAAACGATCTAATTGGAAAGTTTTAAAATCAATCATCTTGTGATAACAGAAATAGCGGGTTCACCCCTGTTGAATACGGTGTCAACAACTGCCTCGACTTTACGTGCGGTGCTGACTCCAACATTATTATACACTGGGACACATACCTTACCATGTGTCTTGTGACAGTTACCCAATCGGATCACTCTACCAATCGTTTGACTGATAGTGATATAATCCATATTACGCATAAACACTGCTGCCTCAAGACCCTTGACATTGATTCCTTCTGCCAATATGCTGTGATGTAATACTACAAACTTCTTATCATCATCCTTACCCCACGCATTGAGAACATTAAAGAACTCATCTCTACCTACCTTCTCACCATCAATGATAGCACCTGTCTTTGATGTAATAGTCATCCATGAATAACCACGCCAAGCAAGTTCATCCTGAAACTTAGAGGCATATAAAAGATTAGTAATCTGTTTGGTAGATTTTGCACAGATAAGAATCTTGTCTACCTCCAATTTATCAATAGCACTAATCATGTGTTCTGACTCTACCTCAGAATAGATCTCATCCTTTCTTAGTAAACGACTCTTATATACCTCAACTTTAGGTGGTAGGATATAACCTTCTTTAACTAACTTAGGTGCTGGTACATTAACAATTACCTGACCATACACCTTAGTATCATTCATTCCAGCTTTTTGGACAGTACGACTATGCTTAGGAGTAGCAGTAAAGAAAAAGCACCTGTTAGCCCAATCAGTTGCAAAATGTCTAACAGCAGGGAAAAAGTTTCGTTGAACACTATTGTGTGCCTCATCAAAGTAAATTGTATCTACATCAATGGTAGATCTTTTGACCTTATCAAGTGAATGATAGGTAGTAAATATAATCTTATTTCCTCTTGTGTACTTGTGCCAAAAGTAAATATCCTCAACTTTGGTTGAAGAATAGTGTGGTGTCTCACCACTATGAACGTGCATCACAGATACATCATCAAGAACCTCAAGGAACTCGGATGATAACTGTTCTGCCAATAGAATACGAGGAGCAACTACAACAATAGTACCTCCTCTCTTGGCATCCTCAATCATACACATAGTTTTACCACCGCCTGTAGGAACGATGATTTGCCCCTTGTCATACTTTGCCATAGCATCCAGAGCATCAGTTTGGTGTGGACGTAATGGCATCAGTGTTTTTCAGATGAACTTATTATAGCAGATCACTCAATGGATTGGAAGGTGCTTGTGACAATGTTACATCTGTCTTTCTATGAATAACTTCTGTCTCCATTCTCTGCCTAGCAATTTGATTATATTCTTCAGATACATCTATACCAATATAATTTCTACCTAAACATTTTGCTGCTAACGTAGTAGTTCCACTCCCATTAAAAGGATCAAGCACTACACCATCCGTAGGACAAAAACATTCAATCATATCGTATGCCAACATGTTAGGAAATACTGCTGGATGTTTACTCTTTAATTTACTTTCACCACCACAAGTATTGCCGAAAGTCATTACTGTGCCTGGACATTTGGTAGGATTAATCTTAACTTTACGAGAACCTGTTCTACCACTCTTAGTCCTAATATTTGCACCTGTCATTACCTTTCCACCATGCTTTGATGGTATCTTTATATTCTCCTTATCAAAATATTGTGGTCTTCTACCTTTCAAGAATATGGGCATATATTCATGGTCTACTCTAAATCTTTTCTTCCACCATGCACCTTCTGTGCCTTGCCTGTTGTAGATATTACATTCAAATAACCTAAAACCAATATTATCACACCAATCAATAATAGTTCTGAATGATGTAAGTGACTTAGCAAAATCTTTAGTAGAGTCCTGTATTACCATTACACATATTCCACCATCCCTTAAAACTCTCAACAACTGCTCACCCAATCCATGCAGATCCAAAGTATAACCATTGTAATCTCTTAGTGCATCATAAGGTGGAGATGTAACCACCATATCAATGCACTCATCAGGTAATGTTTTGAGATAAGATATATTATCAGATGTAATTATCTCATTCATGTAATGCTTTTCTCTTTACAGCGTTTGTGAAGTATTCAAGGTTATCACCAATAAGACCAGTACCAGTATTACATCTCTTACACAAATATCCTCTAAAGGTCTTAGATTTGTGGTCATGGTCACATTGCCATGGGCCATTAGTACCATCGACACCCTCTGGAATATCCTCTACTTTCTCATAAACAACCTTACCACATTGTGTGCAAGGTGTCAAGTAATCTGGAGGTGGATTATCTTTCTTTATCTTCGATAGAATAGCAGATTCTTTTCGAGAACAATCTCTACAATTAGTATTAACTCTCAATCTCATTCCATTTCTTTTGAAACGAGTGCGATAGTGTTGAAAATATGTAGAAGGTAATTTCCTCTTACATACAGAACATGTGCAGTCAATGATCTCAATCAAATGCTCATCAGAACACTCATTACATACTGAAACGAGAGGGAACCCCATTTCTGACATGACAAAGGCATCAGATGGTTTGGTTTTATTGCAACAGGGACAGTTGAAAGCCATTTACCTTTATTTGTTATTTCTATTATAGCAATAAAAAAACCCCTGTGGGGGTTTTTGTGCCAGATCTGCCACTGGTTCTTAAAAAAATATAAAGCTTGTCCTACAAACCATACAAAGGTATGTATGATGATCGTAAGTTTGACTTATTTAATGGTTACTACCGCAGGGAATGATGTTCCATTAGTATTGGAAGCATATATCTCATATCTTTGCTGACCAAAGGTAGGTGCAAATGTTGACTGTCCAGATGTTACATTAGGTGTAATAATGAAATTACCATCAAAAGGATTCATTACTGCATAAACAGAATCAGTAGCATTACCAGCAGGATCTACATTCGTAGCACTCCATGAAATAGTTCCTCTACCAAAAGTAGTTCCTTCAGTTTGATCCAAATCAGAAGATGTTAATACAATATTTCCTTGAGGATCTTTCAGAGTAAATGCCACTCCAGCAGGGTTATGTTGCCAATCTTCAGGATCATTACCTGAAACAAATTTTCTATTAAAACATTTAATTGTTATTGTATGATCTCCTAAACCAAATCCTTGTGTATATGGTGTACCATCAGTATAACTTATTCCACCAGAAGTACCTGTAGTTTCCCATTTACCCATTTGACTGGTATTGGAATTGGCAGGGTAATGACTATCATAGTCAGTAGTAGCTCCTTTTGGAATAGCATCTATATTCCACTCACATCTATTATCTGACTGAATCTCGAACGTGTATTGTCCAACTTTAGCAGTATCAGTTATCTTCCAAACCCAAGTGTTAGTAAATGAAACATCTCCATTCTGTGTTTTTGGATCAGTGCTATTTTCCCAAGCAGCATAATCACGCATAAACTGTGACCAATATTGCTTCATTGCAATATATTCCCAATCTCCATTAGAATCTTTACCACTATGTAATGCAGAATCATATGAATTAACCCATGTTGTTGTAGTAGCAGGAGACCAGTTAGCAGGAACTATTGTAAGATCACCATTTCTCTTATTAGGATTATTTCCATCATCATGGAAAACTAGTTTCTGTCCGTATTCTTTTATTCTCTCGTTTCTCAAATAATTACCACCGTTTGCTGGTCTATTTCCAGCTTGAGATAGATTAGTAAACTCTACATCATACAATCCTTCAGGTAAAGTTAAAACAGGAGATAGATAAGTATTAATTCTATTAACAGATCTGGTATATGAATATACGACAGTTCCAGAGGAATTCTTAATCTCGATCTTGTCAAATGCTACTCCACCAACATCAGAATAATCATCTTGTGTTTGATAGAATTTACATTGAACTTGTGTTCCGTCAGAAGCACTAGTTACGTTTAATGTTTGCTTACCTGTTGCATCATTTTCTGGAAAGTTAAATCTAATATGTTGAGTATGTTCTACTGATACAACAGGAACTTGACCAGGAGGAACTGGGGTTCCAGCAGATCCATCACATTCTAGTCCAACACTACCTTTTACACTAGCAGCACCTTGAGATCCTTGAATGTTTGGATCAAAAAACTTACCACATATTGCAGCACCACCTTTACCACCACCTTCTCCCTGATCTAGACCAGTAGCAAGAGGACTTTTACCAAGAGTGCTTCCACCTGGTTGACCATAATCACCACCATCTCCACCTGCACCACCAGGAGTTGAGTTTGCAGCACCATCAGGATTTTCTCCACCAGAACATTTAGCAGGGACATTCGGTATTCCAGCAGAACCTGATTGCCTTTCTTGTGGACCACCACCAACAAAATTTCTAAATCCCCATCCAGCACCTTCACCACCAGCACCACCTCTACCTTGTTCGGGTGTAGTTGAAGTATAAGATCCTAGATATACGGTAGAACATGAAGTATATTGGCACATGTGACCATAAATTGTACCAAATCCATTAGTAGGATTTGCCCAAGTTCCTGGAGAACAGGGTAATGTTGCAATAAAGAGTGTAGCATATACTGAACCACCAGGACATGGATCGCCACCACCTGAACATCCATCAGTAAATCCACCCATTGATAGTGATGTACTACAAGATGTTGAATATCCTCTGTCACAAAGACCTGCTTGGACAGGTAATGCACCCATTTGTCCTTGTTCTCCTCCTCCACCACCACCATAAATCTTACCACTACCTTCAATATGAATTGTAGTTCTACTCTCAGATCCTTCGTGTCTAATTGTTAATGCTGCTCCTGCATCTTTACCAGGATCACTTAATGTTTTATCTGCCTGAGTATTAAAATTAAAAAATCCTGCCCTTCCAGCAGAACCGTATATTCCACCACTAACATGAATCCTTGTATTCAATGCTTTTAATGGTGATGGCAATACCAATTTAGCACCTGGTTTTTTACCACTTCCTACTCCACCATCACCAGTTAATCCATTAGTACCAGTATCGTCAGAATATGCCTGTCCAGTTATATTAATTATCTTTTGTACATTTCTTTGATAATTTCCAGTTGTTGCACCAGAGGCATCTAAGTTATTATTACCATCCCAATCAATTCCATCTGAACCATTCTTTAGACCCATATCCAAGAATTTATCATTACCAGATTGATTTGCAGTATATCTCTTAATAGAATTTCGCATCAAAGATGCTTTCCAATCAGTACCTACTCCATCAAATGTTCCATTTGCATAGGTATCTTCGGGTATAGAAGTATTTTCAGTAGAATCAGGGACTACAGGATTTCTTTCTTCCTTTCTAGTATTCCTAAACAACTCAGAGGCAGAAATAGATCCACTAGAAGTTTCTTTAAAATTTGATCTAAGTTGACTCCACTTAATTTCACCTGAAGCGAAATATGGTCCTGCCTTTGTTACACTAATACTCATTAACTATACGTTAGTGAAGGTTTGCCCAACTACTACCATTATAAACTTGTAGTTTATTAGTAGATGTATTGTATATAATTGCACCTGCTTGCAAATCAGTCAAATTACCTCTTTCAGTTGAAGTAACTTTTGGAGGAATCATAAACATTTTATTCTGTTGTGGTACTAATAAATCTCCTCTACCAGCATTAGAGAAGTCAACAGCAGCACTCGCACCTTGACTACCAACTGCAAAGAACTTCTTAATATGAGTTGCACCATCTACTTCCAATTGAGCAACTGGTACAGTGGTTCCAATACCTACCTTATTAAATATTGCTGTACCAAATGGAGCATCTATAGCAACATTCTTAGCAATATTAGCAGTTCCAATACCAATCGTACTCACACCTGATATAGTTTCAGAAACTTGAATATTCAAGAAGGTTGAAATACCTGTACTATTATTAACATTTGATCCACTTATTACTGAAGGTAATGGATAATTAAATACACCATCAACTTGTAAATTACCACCAACTGTTAAACTAGCACCAACATCTAAAGTACTCTTAACAAAAACATCGTCTGAGAATGTTGCTATTCCAGCAACATCTAATGGATATTCAGCAACCGTTTTACCAATACCCAAATTACCCTTATAATCAAGAGTCATTAATGTTTCATTTGTTTGACCATAAAGCCAATTAAATGATCCAGTATTTACACCAACAAAATTACCAGCGTGAAGTGCTTGAGTAAAATCTCCAGTATCTCCATTAAATATTTCAAGAGTTTTACTTGATTCACCAAACTTAAATTGTGCTGTACTTTCACCAATTCCAATTGATGCTTTTTGACCCAACTGTAGAACTGCTGCCTTTGCACCTAATACATCAACAGTAGTAATACCAACACTAAAGATTTCTACATTCTTTGCAGGATTAATCTTACCAACAGCTAACTTATTCTGAATATCTAAAGATCCAGCAGTTGCTATACCAATATTAGAATTAGTAGAATTTAAAGAACCTGTTGTAAGAACACCAGAAACCGTATCTCCAGAAATACTTCCAGTTACTTTGATTTCATTAAAGGTTGAAATTCCAGAAGAATTAATATTACCAGTTATATTACCACTTACGGTTCCTGTAATTGTATTAGAAGTTAAACTATCAATATTGTAAGTATCTGTTCCTGTTCCAACAGTTCCGTTTGTTTCTCTATTAACAATCTCTTTCCAACTTCCATCATCTGCAAAATATGCTCTATTAGTTGCAAAAACTTGAGCAAAAGCACCTTTACTTGTAAGTGGACTAGGTAAATTACTTTGATTGAGATAGTAGAATGGTATTAAGTTCTCACCTTCAATAGCAGTTATAATACCTGTTACATTAACGTTAGATGCTTCTACCTGAGTAAATGTAGATAAACCACTAACAATATTACCTCTTAAATCTCCAGTAAATCCTATTCCAGCAGTTACTATACCTGTTGCTACAACATTACCTGTAGAGTTTATTCCTACACCTTCATTAAATGTTCCTAGATCATTATTACCACCAATCTGTAAGAAGAATCTTGGATCAACAGTTGCAATACCAACTGCACCTTGAGAGTATATACTTGTATATCCTAAACCAACGTCCTTATCTAACCACTGTGATGTTGGTAGATTCAATAGATTCTTACCATCACCAAAGTAAGTAACAAGACCAGTTGGGTCTGTTGCGGTTATAATACCAGCAGTACCAACACTAATACCAGCACCAATCTCACCAGCAGCAAAATCTAAACTGTTAACTGTTAATGTATCACTTATGACTAAACTTGTAATAAGTCCTGAAGTAGCATTTACTTCACCAATAACTTTGACTTTTCCTCGAACATCAAGTGCCTCAGTAGGAACGGTTGTTCCAATACCTACCAGACCCGTTTGATTAACGAGAAAATTGTCATCATCAACCTGAACACCATTACGAAAACTAAAGGACTTCTTAATATTAGCCATTTATATTAATTTTTAGTTATTTATCAGGACAGAGCATCAACCTTAGCTGATAGTTCTTTGATTGCCTCAATTAAAATTGGGACTATTTTTTCATAACGAACTGCTTTATAACCACCATCTCTTGTAGTAGTTATACCTGGAAGACCTAATGCTTCAATCTCTTGTGCGATTACACCAGTATCTTGTTCTCCCTCTGGATACTGATCTCTATATCCCTTCCAAGTAAATGTATTACCTGTAATTGCCTTAACTTTATCTAGAGCATTTGGAATAGCAGTAACATTATCTTTTAATGCACTATCAGAAGTTGAGAAAGCAGTAATATCACCTGAAACAACTAAGTCACCCGTAATGGTAATTCCATTATTTGAAGTTTGTAATTTAGTTGCACCATTATATAACAACTGTGCTGCGGATACACCTACAGTATTCAATCCTTTGAAGACGACATTTCCACCAGCATGTATTTCAACATTCTCACCAGCATCAGTACCACCTTGAATCTTTAACGTACCAGTATCATTTTTGATAATCGAATCTGTAGAATCATGGAATATTTCCATGTCCAATCCAGTCCCGAAAATGACCTTAGCGTTGTCAGGTAACTTAATTCCACCATTAAAGTTAGATGATCCTGTAATTGTTAATTCACCACCTAAGAATGTATCACCAGCAACTCCAACTCCACCTGCAACATATAAAGCACCTGTAGTAGAACTAGTTGAAGGAGTTGTAGAGAAGATCTTAACATCACCACAAACATTCAATCTCTTACGAATTGCAGCACCACCATCTACAGTAAATGCACCAACTAAAGTTCCAGCAGTACAATCTGAAGTAGATTCTGTTTCATTTGTAATCTTAGTTACACCATCAACAGTTAAACTTTCAGTTAATCTAAGTGCTTTGTTAAATCTTATATTACCGTTAAAGGTAACAGGACCATCGAACTGAGATAGAATCTGTTTAGATGCTCCACCCTCAACAAGTAATCTATCTTTGATAATTACTTCATCAAATACAACACTTAACGCACTTGGATCTTCACCTGTTACAGTTGGAACTGGAATATCAAATGTTATCTGTTCACCAGAGTCAGATGAAATCTTAGTGTTTCCAATATAGAAATCACCCTTGTCATTCATACCTGTGTAAACAACAGTACCACAAGAGGTTTCTTGTGATTGTGATAAGAACTCTTCCCTTTCAGTAGGTGTCTTTAACTGAACTTGTGGAAGACCAGTTGAATAGTTACCTGGACCATAACCAAGATATTCAAATGTATGACCAGATGCACGAAGTATAGATGGTCTTCTTAATTCAATAGAGATTGGTTGAATCTTTCTAACTACAGAATTGTTAATATGATTATCAACAATCGTACCTAAAGCACCACGAATAACTTTTAACTTAGTTCCAGTTTTTATATCAGCATCGATAATTCTCATCATCTCACTGTCAATTTGAATATAAGAACCTAATGGGAACTTAGATTTAATTCCAGTTTCAATTTGTGCTGAACTTAATCCAGTATTAAGAGTTAATGTAACAGGTATCTCATCAGTAGTTGTAATATCAGAAGTTAAATTTAATGTACTACTATCAAAGAATGGTAACGCTCTTACACCTATGTTCTCTCCATTCTTACCACTAGCAGCATTATTAGCAGATAAACCATGCTTAAGAATATACTTAGGACTTGTTAATCCACCAGGAGTTGATGCAGTAAACGTATCAACATCCACAACTTCAGTAACAATTAAATCACCAAGATTAGCATCAGAAGCATTTAATACTCTAATTGAATTTCCCTTGGTTAATCCATGTGAAGAACTACAATTAAATGTAGTTACATCAGTACCAGTAGAAGTACTAACTTCAACAACTGATCCTAAAGTAATTACTTGCTGTCCTTCAAGTATTCTATCTGCAGATGGTTTGTTAACTGCAATTTGAGTGTTGCTAGTTACATCCGAAATTCTATAATAAGCATCAGTACCAGTAGTAATACCAGTTATTTGTACATAATCACCATGTGCCTTATTAGTAATTGCTACTGCAGAACTAATATCATCATCAGTAATAGTAAGATATGCAGAAGGAGCTCCACCAATACCACCTTGTGCAGGTAATGAAGAATCTAAGTAATACCTATCATTCTGTGCTACAACTCCACCAGTTTTATAACCAGATCCTGGTTCACTAATCTCAACAGAAGTAACAGATCCACTTGCTACAACAACCTTTGCAGTTGCACCATACCAAACAGCACTTGATGGAGCACTTGCACTATTAAAGATTTTTATGTTGTAATATGTTCCATCAGTATGACCAGAACCAGCAGTAAGAGTACCAATGTTTCTTAATCCATTAAACTTATGCTCTTTTGATAATGTTAAAGATGGATTTGCTCCTGTATTACCAGATATACTAGAAATAGTATCACTTATATTGAAGTTAGCAAATAATTTATTAGCAGTTTCTCTAGTAATACTCTTCTTAAGATCATTAGTAACCACATCACCAAGAGGGAATCTCTTTGCATAACTCTTTGCTTCTTGTGGGTTGTCATTAATATTATCTCTATCTAATTCAGGATAAAGATTAACAACATTTTGATTATACTTTGCATCAGAAAATTCTTCCTCAAGAGTATTACTACTATTCAGAACATATAGATGATATACACCATCCTGAGATCCTTCAACATACTTGTTTATTGTTTCTGTTCTATAAACAAATAAGTTATCTGAGTTATTATTTCTTTCAAATCTAGGAAGTGCGGTATTTCTAGTACCAGTATTATTAGTCCAAGTTCCTACATCATGCACATTACCCAAAATATCAGTAGTTGAATAAGAGAATATCTTATCATTAGTAACACTAGTTACTGTAAAGGTTCCATTATATCCTCGACCCACTGCACCATTTTGATTGGTGTTACTAATAACATTCTTAACAATAATCTGATCACCAGCATTTAAATTATGAGATTTATCAGATCTAATTGTAACTATCTTAGTACTAATATTAAAATCAATATAAGAAATAAATTTATGATTCCTAGCGAAATCATAATCTGTTGTTGATATTACAGTTCTAGTATGATCAGCATCTTCCCTTACGTTAGTAGAACTTGATTCCTGAATAACAAAGCTATCTTGAGGATCTCTAGCGTTCTTTAATTCTTTAGGAACAACATATCTAAACTTATAAAGTTTATCATCTAAACTTCTATTATCAGTTTGTCTAAGAATATAAGGTATCTCATCATTTGTATCAGATATATTTGTTCTCTGATCATAGATATCAGATCCATTAACATGAATAAACCATCCACCCTGAACAGAATCATACTGCATTGGATGACCATATTCTCCTGGTTCCTTATCAGAAACTCTACTAATAACTTTTAAAGATCCATCAGCAGGACTACTAATCGTTTTAACATAAACAGGAGTCGTTCTATCAGCATTAGTTTTTGATGATGCAATCTGTATCTCATACTGACTTAGACCAATACCATCTTGTCTTGTAGCGTTCTTATCTCCAGTAATTGCATAATAAACTGTATGTGGATCTAACCCTTCTGGAAGATCTCCATTCTCTTTTATAATTCTAATTGACTCACCATTCTTAAAGGTGTGTGCAAGAGAACAAGTTAATTTATGAATTAATGTAGATGATCCACTAGTTGTATCATTATGAGTTGCCTCATATTGTTTCTCTGAAGTAAATGTTGTAGCAGATAAAGTACCTTGGGCATTATCATAACCCATTACAATTTCTGTACTATAAGTTGATGCTCCTATTGGTAAGTAAATTTTCTCACCAACTCTAGCACCAATTCTAAATCCCTGTGCTATCTCAGATGGAGGTACAGTTTGGTTTGTCTGTCCTAAAAGATATAAACGTCCAGCATTTGCAGCAGCAACAATCTTAGCTTTATCTAACTGTGCTAACTCAACTTTTTGATCAGTTGATACAATTGACCTTGGAGTAACAACGGATGTAATAAATCCTTTATCATCCTTATCAAACGCTTCTTTCTTAAATCCATCAGCAGCAAGAGCAAACTGACCGAAGTTAGAGTTAGAGTTTGTAATTGATGCGTCACCACCTGACTTCATTAAGAAGTGAATATGATAACCAATAGCGAATACAGAAACGATCTGCAATACAGCATCGTTTGCTAAAGTAACGTGTGCTGTTTTCCACCCTTCCCTATAAACAGCATCCTTATTTAAATGGAATACTTGAGCAGGGTTAGTTGATGATGATTCTGACGCTAATTTCTCTCCAACCTGTTTGGTATATGTAATACCATTATATTTTCTACTATTAGGATTATATTGTACAAATGCCCTATCATCTTTCTGCAAGGAAACACCAGTGAACTGGGCAACAACCATAGATTTAAATCCAGTTGCCTTTGCACCATCAGCCTTCATACCTTGCATACCATAAACTGATCTCAAAGAACAGTTAAAGATATAAGGAGATGCACCAGTAACAGTATCAACTTCTACACTAACTTCTGCACTACCAGCACTCAGTCCACCTGCAGGACCAGCAGGTAATGATGGTTTAACAAATGGTAGTAAATATGTAAACTGATTATCACTTAATACGCTTGATACCTTTGTTGATATATTATATTCAGGTGCATTTACTCCTTCAATCTTAATTGGAGTACCACCTGTTAGTTCATGTGGAATTGATGTAGTTACAGTAACAACTTGTCCTGGTGTTGCACCATCACCTGAAATAATACTTGTAATCTGAATACGATCAGAATTAAAAGCACCAACTATTTCATACTCAGGTCTTTGCTTGGCAAAAGAATCTCCCTCCTGTGGGAACTTTTGATCAACTTCTCTACCAGATGCCCTATTATAAGCATTAGATAACTTACTATAATAAACATCTAAATCAGTTAATCCACCAAAAGCATCTAACTTATTAACACCATCAGCATATTCAAATACTGTTAGTTTATGGTGAGAGAATATTGGTTTAGATTGATTGGTATCATCAAAAGTAGTTGGATCAGTATATACTAGAGTATTTTCATCTCCATCAAAGACAGAGAATTGCCAGAAATAACAAGCACCAGTAACCCTAAAGATTGCACTACCTTTTACATTATCATCAGTAGGATTAGGAACATACTTAGGTCTTATTTTCGTCTTTCTTAAATCTAGTCCAACGACAGAGGTTCCCCTTGGAATTATAACTCCACCTTCTGTACTATTGAACTTATAAAGTAAATTATCTTCTTGTGTTAAATCAAAGTTAGAATTTAATGTTAATGTAAGAGTATTTTGTGCTCCAGTTTCTGTTCCACCAGGACTTATTGCTTTTGCTACACCACTTTCATTTTTAATACCAAATCCTGGTCTATTATCTACAAGGTGCTCACCAGGAAATAGTAATATAGTTGTTTTCTCTACTATATCATTATCATTACCTCTTAGGTACGAAAACCTAGCAGATTCAATAAGTGCTCTTTGTAGGGTCTTAAAAGGTTTTGTTAATGAGTTTCCTTGATTTTCAATACCATCAGTAGCATCAAGGTCATTTGGATTTACATAAAGAATACGCCCTTCACTATTCTTTATAAAATTTTCTAACTTATTTAAAGGCATTGGAGAATATTGGCCAAAATATTTCTATGTTTCTATTTAGTCATCTTTTTGTGAGACAGGATCAACGTAAGTAATCATTTCAGGTTCAGCACTTCTCTTAATAACTTCCATTACTGCTAAGAACTGATCGCCACTTTCACACTTAACAAATCTAGTTTCACCCTCATTACTAATTAAGGTAATTCTTTTTTTACAGACATCGACTATAATATCCTGTACTGTTTCCTCAGTATCCATTCAAATACTCCGATTTCTAATATGATACTATGTAGTGTGTAATCTGTCAACCTTTCACACTCTCATCCTTAATAACTTCAAGTTGTCTATCCACATAATACCAACTAACTGCAACTCTTTTACATCCTTTAGTTACTTTCTGTCCAGAATGAGGATAACACCAATTTGAAGGAAATATTAAACCATATCCTGGTTTTGGTTTGAGTGTTAAATGTGGAAATTCAGTTCCACCACCTTCAAAACCACCAGTCAAATAAAGAACTATTGATATTTTTCTATCAAATTCATATGCTCTTTTATCTGGACTTTGATCAGTATGAAATTTATATTCCTGATTATCAGTATATTGAAGAATTTGAATACTTTCTCGATTAGATGTTGTCGAATATCCACCAGGAACAGGATAATACTTAAATGTTGAACATATTTTACTTACTCTATCTCTATAAACAAGTAACGCATCATTCATACTTTTGTGTATTATCTTAGTTACTTCATGCGATTCCTTTAATGAAGCACTTACACTTGTTCTAACATCAGAATCTTGTTTACACGCATCTTTCTTTCCATCAGAGTGATCAAAAACTTTACTCTGAAATAATTCTAATGTATCAATATAATCATTTATTTCCTTTAACTGATCAAAATCTAAAAATTTAATAGTTTGAATCAATTCTTCCATAATAAAATTTTAACTTATGTAGGTTTTGTCGGCCAACTGGAATGTGTAAAGTCATCTGCCATCGCCTTCGCAGTTAAACCACTATCTGCTGCTATAGTTGCTGGAATATCTCTTAATGCTTGTCTATATGTTTGCCACTCAGTTTTCTTACTAGAACCTAATGGAGAATCATTACCTTGAGTCCAATCAGACCAAGATAATAAAGCATTTCTATATTGTTTTACTTCTGCTAAATGATCTCTTGCTGCCTCTATTATATTTGCTTGAGCAGTTTTTTCATTAGCATGATCTGTTACTGCTTGTTGCCAAATACCTATTGCAGTAATATCCTCATTCCATTTACCTTCAGTAGTATATTCAACGTGACCTTTGTTTGTTGAACTATCCCAATGCATCGCATGAACATCTGTAGGAATCCAAGAAAGATCAACATTACTACATACCACTCCTTCAGTATCAATAATTATTGTTTTATCAGATGGAACGACTGTTAATTTCATTCTTCTATCTCCGTTACATTTTTTATTTGCTTAGATTGTTGTAATCTCTCTTGAGCTTTTAATTCCAATTCTCTTTGATATATTTCTTGTGCTTTCATAGTTGATCTCACAGTTTCATTTCTAAAGGATTCAATAGAAGCACAAGTTGCTCTCTGTTGTCCAGAATTTTCAATCATCATCATAGGCAACCAAGTAACTGCACATCCATATTCATCAGTTTCCTCTCCTGTATTAGGATTCATACCACGAACATGAGTAAACCAAGCACACTGCATTTGAATACAATCTTTACCAATTAAAGGGCAGAACTTACCCTGCTCAAGTTTCATTATATTAATCCTTTGAACATATTATAACATCAACATACTGAACACGCAAGTCAACACTACCAGAACTACTAACACTAACACTATCACTGAAACTGTGAGAGTGATTGCCTATATCGTGACTATGATTACTAGGGGAACCAGAAGCACTAAAACTATCACTAAAACTAAAGTTGGAACCAGATATTTGGTAATTAACTAATGAGTGATTGTGAGCTCCACTTCCACCAGTACTATTAGTATTAGGTTGTCCTGAAGAACCAGCATTTAAATGATCAAGAAAACCATAATTACCACCAGAAGTACCAATTTTTGCATGATATTGGTGAGCGTGAGATGGTATCTGACTAGTTGCTAATGTTACTTGACTGGTACTAGCGTAAATGTATTGACTACCACTACAATTACCACTAACAGATCCACTAACACTAACAGATCCAGCATTTTCACTACTTGTAGATCCAGAAACACTACTTCCTGTACTTCCACTAGCACTTCCAGATCCACTTACACTTATACTCTTATTCTCAAAAGTACTAGTAAATGAATTACTACCGCCAGATCCACCACCAGTTCCATCTACCACTCTAAGTGCCTTATTACTTACACCACTTGTTACTTGAGTCCATCCAGTAGGAGCAGATGCTTGATAGAATAACATCACAGCTCCTGAAGGAACTGAACCAGAACCTATCTCACCTTTTTGACCCTTATCATTCAGATCACCTTTATTACCTTTATCACCTGGTTCACCCTTATTACCTGCTGCTTCTACATCACCTTTAACACCTTTTTCACCTTGAATACCTTGAGATCCTACTTCACCTTTAGCACCTTTATCACCAACCTCACCTTTCGGACCAGCATCACTAATATTAATAGTACCTACCATACCACTATGATATTGGCAAATATAATACAAAGTATTAGGTGCATTATACGGAACTGCAAATGTTATAGATCCTGACGCAGTACCATTGTTAGTTACTCCTGAACTATATGCATTACCAGTTCCAGTAGTTGCAGAAGTTTTAATCCAGAAAGGATGTCCACTTGCATTTACATTAAAGATATAAGTAAATCCTCTCAATAAAGTAAGATCTGGATCATTAGCACCATCGATAATATAATCACTTGCACCACTATTTGTTACAGTAAATCCCCTTGCTCCAGTTTCTCCTTTAGTTCCTAGATCACCTTTATCACCCTTATCACCAACTTCTCCTTTAGTTCCTACTTCACCTTTATCTCCTTTATCTCCTTGAATACCTTGAGATCCTACTTCACCTTTCTGACCTTGAATTCCTTGAGAACCAACTTCTCCCTTCTGTCCTTTGTCTCCAGTAAGACCAACTTCACCTTTAGTTCCTTGAGGTCCAGGAACAACAGATGCATCACCCTTATCCCCACCAGGACCTTGAGAACCTGTGTCTCCCTTATCTCCAGTAATACCTTGAGAACCCGTATCTCCTTTATCTCCCTTATCTCCAGTGTTTCCTACATCACCTTGTGATCCAGTAGCACCTTTATCTCCCTTATCTCCTTGAACACCTTGTGATCCAGTAGCACCTTTATCACCAGCACTACCTTGTGATCCAGTATCTCCTTTGTCTCCTTTATCACCTACAGTACCTTGACTACCAGTAACACCTTTATCACCCTTATCTCCTTGAACACCTTGTGATCCTTGAGAACCAGTATCACCTTTTTGTCCTACTTCACCCTTCTGACCTTTCTCAGCAATTTCTCCTTTCTGTCCCTTATCCCCTACAGTACCTTGAGATCCTACTTCACCTTTTTCACCCTTATCACCAGTATTTCCTATAGGACCTTGAATACCTTGAGAACCTACCTCACCTTTCTCTCCTTTTTGACCACCACCAGGACCAATAGGACCTTCATCACCTTTTATACCTTGATCACCCTTCTGACCTTCATTACCTGTACCACCCTGAGATCCTAAATCTCCTTTATCACCCTTATCACCTTTATCTCCTCCTGGTCCTACAGGTCCACCTGAAGGTCCTGGAGGTCCTGCAGATCCATCATCACCCTTTGATCCAGTAGCACCTTTTTCACCTTGTGGTCCTGCTACATTAGATTGTTCACCTTTATCTCCTTTATCTCCAGTATCTCCCTTATCTCCAGTAGAACCTTTATCACCTACAGTACCCTGTGATCCTACTTCACCTTTAGTACCTTTATCACCAGTAAGACCAAGTTCACCTTTCTGCCCTTTTTGTCCTACACCAACTTCACCCTTTTGACCTAGATCACCTTTATTTCCATCAGCACCTAATTCACCCTTTTGACCCTTTTGACCTATACCCAGTTCACCTTTTTGTCCTACATCACCCTTATCACCTACTAAACCTTGGGAACCAACCTCACCTTTTTGACCATCAGCACCATCAGCACCTTTATCACCTTTTGGTCCTATTTCACCTTTTTGTCCCTTATCACCTACTTCACCCTTGTTACCTTTTGCTTCTACATCTCCTTTCTGTCCTTTATCACCTACCTCACCTTTAGGTCCTATAGGTCCAGGAACAACAGATGCATCACCTTTTTCACCAGTAGGTCCTTGAGCACCTTTATCACCTTTAGTACCAATTTCACCCTTATCTCCATCACCACCAGGTCCACCCGATTCACCTTTTGCACCAGGATCAGGTATTCTAGTCCAAGCATAACCATTCCACTTCCAAGTAGAACTACCGAAAGAATATGTATCACCTACATTAGGATTTATGGGAAAGGATATAACGCTCATGATGGTTTAGTAGGCCAAGTTGGGTTGCTAGGATCAGCAGTATTTGCAGGAAGATCTCTTAAAGTTTGCCTATAAGTTTTCCAGTCATTATCATTTGATAGAGTTACATCTCTACTCTGAGTCCAATCGGATTGAGTAAGAAGTAGATCTCTAGTTTCTCTAAGTATTTTAAGATAATCATCATTACTAGGTAGATTAGGATTAAAGAATCCAGCAGATGTTGTATATTTCCATCCAGCATGTACATTACATTCTGATCCACTAAAATATGTACTTGCTATACCAACAACAGTCGTTCCTGGTGGATGATTAAAATCAGATATTGAAACATTCTGAGGATATACACCAAAAAGTATTCCATCACTATCATTAACTATGGCACATCTTGAAGTAATACCAGCAACACTTTTAGTAGCCTCTACTTCTTGAGCATATATTTTATTTTGCCAATCTTTAAACTTAACAAGAGTGTTCTTAGATCCATCAGCACCAGAATTAAATGCAGTAGTTTCAGTAGAGGTTAAAGACGCAAGAAATTCACTCAATTGAGCAGCTTTTTGCTGATTCCCATATTCTACTGTTTGAGTGAGTCCTATTGCCATAATTTTTTAGATATTTAGATAGATCACATTGAGATTATAACAGCAACGCCATTACCGCCAGGTTGAGAGGTACTACCATTTTGAGAACCAGTGCCACCAGAACCAGGAGCACCAGCAGTACTAAAGTTAGTGCCATTAGGACCTCCCCAGAATGATGGTCCGCCAAAACCACGAAGATAGTTAGCAGTGTGTCCTACTCCACCAAAAGCACCATTAGATACAACTGTTTGAGATTGTGATCCACCAGAACCAGAAGCATTGCCAGCATGACCACCACCATTTATAGAGGATTGATTACCAATTCCAGCTCCTCCACCATAAGCATACATTGCATATGAACCACCACCATTAGTAGTAATAACACTATTACCACCATTATTTCCATTACCACTACTTGAACCACCGCCACCAGATCCTACTGTTATAGATGCTACTGGAGTAACACCCAACATCGCATGACCACCTGCCTGAATAACTGTTCCACCTGATCCACCGCCACCGCCTCCTGCGTTTGATCCACCTTCTCCACCTGATCCACCGCCACCAGTAAGAATCATTATAAAATATGCAAATCTACTAAGATCAGCTGTAAAACTATGACTTCCAGCACCATAAACATTTACTTCAGCATGAGCATCTAGTAGAAATTGAGGCATCCAATCCCACGATTGACCAGAACCAGAACCACCAGAACCAGCAGATTCACCTAAAACTCCAGCATTTTGAGTATTTGATGGAGTTTCATAAGAATATAACTTACTTGGCAACCATACACCAGTAGATTTTGCTGTTATTGATACTCCATTAGCACCACCATTAGGTGAAGAAACATTATTATATAATTCAAATTCATTACTATTGTTTAATCTAAGTATTGCTTGAGCACTTCCACCACTATTGAGAAGTTCAACGCCATGTGATGAATCATTATAATGTAACCTAGCAGCACCTGCAAGAGTTCCATTATTATTATATTGAATATCGTGGTCATTACCAGCTACACCACCACCAGAAGCTGGTTCACCTTTATCACCTTCCTCACCTTTCTGTCCTTTAGTGGAATTATCTGGTCCTACTTCACCCTTTTGTCCTTTAGTAGTGGTTCCTACTTCACCCTTTTGACCCTTATCAGCCTCTTCACCAGGTAAACCCTTATCTCCATCTATACCCTTATCTCCGTCTGCACCTTTATCTCCATCATTACCTTTCTCACCATCACCTGGTTGACCTTTATCTCCTTCAATACCTTTATCTCCTACAATACCTTTATCACCTACGTCTCCTTTATCTCCATCATTACCTTTAGCACCATCACCCTTTGGTCCTTTATCTCCTACTTGACCTTTATCACCTTCACCACCTGGTTCTCCCTTAGTACCTGCACCTGTTTCACCCTTATCTCCTTTATCTCCTTCACCTTTATCTCCCTTATCACCTACTTCACCTTTATCCCCCTTACTCGCAGTAGCACCATCCTGTCCTTTATCTCCTTTATCTCCTTTATTACCATCACCTGCTGTACCTTTTTGACCTGTATCACCTTTATCACCAGGATCTCCTTTGTTAGCAGCAGCACCATCTATACCTTTATCACCCTTCTCCCCCTTATCATTCAATTCTCCTTTATCACCTTTGTCACCAGGTTCTCCTTTATTCTCTCCTTTCTGTCCTTTATCACCACCATCACCTTTAATACCAGGTTCTCCCTTGAGTCCATCATTACCAGGAGAACCATCAACACCTTTTTGTCCAGCATTTCCAGGAGGACCTTCAGGACCTGCTACAGTTGAATCTGCACCTTTAGCACCTTTGAGTCCATCAGGTCCTGTAAGACCCAATTCACCTTTTTGACCTTTAGGACCAACTTCACCTTTAGGACCTGGATTTATGTTACCACCACCAGAGTTAGCAATAACCCAAACTCCACTATAGTATATTAATAAATCACCAGTATCACTTTCCCACCACAATTCACCTTCTCTAGCATTTGTAGGTGGAGTAGCACTTATAGTTGCAGGGGTAACAGTAACAGTTGCTCTTACATTACCAACAGCACCAGTAGCTTCTACAGCAGCACCAACAAAATCAATTTGTGTAATACTATTTGCAGTTCCTACAAGAGATCCTTCATCATATATGCTTAGAGCACCAGGAGTACTACCACCAGCAATTGGAGTCCAAAATCTTTGACCAGGAAATCCAGGTATTGATACTATTTGATATTGACCACCTGCAGGAATACTTGGTGTTCCACCAGCAACAGGATCTCCAAGATTAGGTTCTGCTTGCTCTAATCCAAGATATTGATATCTATCTTCCTTTAATTGATCTTGTGGGGTTCTCTTAACCCTTCCACTCAAATATTTCTTAGACATTACTATTCTCTAGAATACTTGCAATGAATTCCATTTGTAATGGAGCAACCATACCACCTGCATCTGTTGTTCCTACATTGACTCGAATAGATTCATTAGCAGAAGCAACCGCAAGAGTTAAATTTGATCCTGAAGCAGGATCAGTTGATCTTGGATAAGAATGTTCTGTATAATCGTTATCCATAGTGCAAGTAAATACCAGAGAATTATCTGCTATTTTAATAGTATTTCCATTAACAAGACTATTAGCACCGATGGTTAAAGTCAATTCACCACTAGTTGGATTATAAGTACATTTCCATACACTAAATTTAGTACCAGCAGTATGTCCACTACCAGATCCATCAACTACTTCAACACATTGTGGAGTACCACGAACAAATGTATGAACTGCTGGTTCATATATGTGAGTATATCCCTTAGATCTACCAATATCAGCAGAAAATGATGTTGTACTAGGAACAGTATCTATGACATATGCTTGTTGTGGATCAGGGAAAATATTTGTTGTAATTCCTGTACTACCAGAACATGTAAAATATAATCCACCCATTGTAATCTGTTCTGATGCATTATATCCATGATCAGACATTGTAGTTACAGTAACAATTCCAGTTGGTTCATCATATGCAGCATTGGTAACTGTATTAACTCCACTCTGTGTTCCTGAAATATAAACTTTATCAATTACTAATGGAGTTTTCTCCAATACTATTCTACCATCCACCATTATCAATGCATCATTTGGTGGTATCTCAGCATCTTTTATGACTCTTATATCTCTCGAATTTCCTGTACTTCTTTGCTCTCTTCTTTGAATGAATGTAACTGTTGGGTATGTAGTTCCTACCGCAACATTAGATACTTGTGCATATAGCAATAAAGATGAAGTTCCTGTAGGAACCTCATAAAGTTTCTGTAATCCTGGTGCTACAGGAACAGAAACATTTAAAAACTTATTAACGGGTGCTATTGCCATATTATCTTAACGCTAATATCAGTGGTGTTAATTGTGCTTGTATAGCTCTATTGAAATCCCTTCCACGTATTGTAGACGTAGTTTGATCAATTGTCAAACCATCACCAATTTTAAAGTTACCTTTTTGATCCGTGCTGGTAAATGGTACTTGACCACCATTTTTAGCAACAACTTCATATTCAGGTATAGGTTTTCCAGCCTGGAATGGGTTAGCTGTATTTATATTTGTACCTGCACCCACATATTCAAATGAATGTGAACTGGTTATAATTCTACTCAACCTAACAAGTTCCATTTTTACACCTGCTTTAACAGGAAATGGAATAAACTCATTAAAGGTTATTGTAGTTCTACCTTGAAGTGCTCCAGATGTAGGTGTTTCAGTTGCCTCATCAACAGTATATAAAATAGGATCCATATCTGCAGTTAATTGAGCACTACCAGTACCAGATACACTCACTACAATATTTTGTGTAGGTAAGTAGTTTCTACCACTAGCGATAACATCAACCGAAGTTATTATACCATCATCACTTATATTAGGAGAAAACTCAGCAAATATTGCTTCTGGTCCTTCAGGGAAAGTTGCAGTTATTATTGGTGGAGCAGATGCAGTATAATCACCAGCATTACCACCATTGACAACAGTAATAGATCTAATTAACTGCATTGGTTCAGTTATTGATGCAGTTGAAGGAGTATCTGCATAATCATTCATATCTAAATGGAAGTATGCACCTTGTCCATCAAAAGGAGTTCTATATCTTCTTCCACCACTATCAAAATCTCTACAATCAGAAAGAGTTAACTTATCAGATTCTCCATTTATTGCTTCATGTAATGTTCCATCAAACTCAACAACACTAGTACCATCAGCAACTAAACCAAATGTACCAAATGATGAGTTAGAGTTTGTAAGATCACACTGTCCACCAGATGTACATCCAATAGCAATCTCACATCCAATAGTGAATATAGAAACTAACTGAGCATAAGCATTATTTGAAATAGAAACACCAATACCTGCCTCATTATATTGTGTAAACGAATCACAAACCATACTCTTCAAATCTTGTCCCAAATCATTAGTTCCAGTATATGCAGCATCAACATGATGTCCATTTAATTTCATACCGATACTACTATTCAAGAAGTTAGTACAGTTTCTAACGTATGGAGATTTCCATCTTCCTGTTGGACCTTCATTAGCAGGTCCAGCAGAAGTATATCCAGTTATAGCACCATATGATACTCCAGCATCAATATAAGTTTGTGTTGGTGGGAATGCTACAACAGCACAATTAATAAATTCTTGTGCTGCTGATGTTCCATGAAAACTTATATTCTCAATCAAACATCCTCGTCTAACATGGAAAACATCCTTATTGACATTAGAAGGTGTAATAGTAACTAATCTAAGATCTTCACCAGTTATAGTAACATCTCTCTGCAATCCAATGGGATTATTCTCAGTGTAAACACCAGAACGAACTTTAATTGTATCGCCTGGTTGTGCTATTGCTGCTGCAGCACCTACAGATGCTTTAGCATCACCTTCCAATAAACCAGTATTACTATCATTTCCATCTTTTGTTACCCAATAAGTATTGGTAGTTTCTACACCAGATGGTCTCCACTTTACACCACTTGATGTAGCAGATAATCTATAATCATTTTTACTACGAGAACCATCATATCCTGTTGTATTTAATTTATCAATTAACTGGTTTTCTAATTCTAATGTACCAATTAATTTTGTATTTCCTTCAACATTTAAGTTCTTTCCAATTCCAGCACCACCTAAAGTAACAAGAGAACCACTTGAACTATTAGCTGATTGTGTTGTAGATTCAACCTTAGTATCTCCACCAACGAATAATTTCTTAACAATACCTAGACCACCATCCATTTGCACAGAAGCAGCAGTAGTACTACTAGCATCTGAAGTATTATTAAAGGTTGTTAATCCATCAACATCTAATTGCCCATCTAAAAATGTATCTCCATTTACATCAAGCCTTTGCTTTAACCGAGTATCACCATCTACTGTAAGTTTAGAATGAAGATCAGTATCACCATCTACATCTAGTATCGAATTAAGTGTTGTATCTCCATCAACATCTAACTTTGCTTGTAAATCAGTATCACCATCTACATTTAACTTAGAGTCAAAATCAACATCTCCAGTTACATGAAGTTGTCCATCAACATCTAACTCTACTGCTGGATTATTATTCTTAATACCAATATTCGTCATCCTATAGATTGGAGAATCATTATTAGTATTAGTATGACCCCATAAGTCCTGAGTTTGAATCCTTGCAATCGCAGTTGGGTTTGCTGGATCAGGTATTGGTAATAAAGTATCTACTCCAAGACCTAAACTGTTTATTTGAGTAAAGTTTAACCACTGGAATAATTGTGCAGTACCACTTAAAGGTAAATCAACTCCTTCATCCTGAACATACATTCCATCCAATGATACAGGAGATGCTTGAACCCATCGTATACCATTTGTATCTTGATTTAAATAATATCCATTCGCACCAGATGAATCGGCAGAATCGACAATATTCCTGTCAATTTTTACAGATCCCTCTACATCTAGTTTTATTTCACCATCAGCACCCTCATTATATCCAGGTATAGTACCAGGAAATGTACTACCTATTCCAACTCTACCTGTTTGCGTAACTACAAATGTCTCTTCTGCAGCATTCACTTGGAATATCTGCCACGGATTTGTGCTTCCAATACCAACTGAGGTTATACCAGAAACAGGGTCTGTAAAAATTACCGATTTCTCTCTTACACCTACCTGCAACCTACCTTCAGGCATGGTTGTTCCAATACCGACCCTACATGGATCTACACTAACAGTTAAGCATTTATCCCCAACTTGGAATTTCTCAGTGGGAACTGTAGTTCCTATACCAACCGAACCATCTTCAGTAACCACGAAGGATGTATTCTTACCATCACCCCTTTCGCCTACCTGGAATCTTGCGTCAGGTTGTGTAGTGCCAATTCCTACCCGACCATCTACTTGTCCATCATCAGCACCTTTTTGTTGTGATATTGCAGTAAGAACTGTTCCACCAAGACCAACATTAAATCTATGCTTTACCGTTAGATAATCAGAGTATGCTTCTGCACCTAAGATGAATACATCTTTAGTAAAAGTAGCAATACCAGTTACATATAAATTATTAACATCTAAATTTAAACCTTGCTCAACTGTTGTATTACCAAATAAATCAGCATAAAGAGTTCCATAAACATAAACATCGTTGTTAAACTCTGTTACGTTACCTATTGTATTATTATCTAAACTAAAATAATTATCAGATTCTGCCATTATAATATACCTCTAGTTTTTAGTCCTTGAGCAGCATCAAGTCCTATCTTAGTGCCACTAAAAACTAATCCACCAAAAGAAATATCTCTCGGTGCTAGATTTCCTACTAAAGCATCACAATTTGCAATATTACTCTCAAGATCAATCCTATTACCAGCTTTTAATTTAAGATCTTGCCCTGCATCTAGTGTTATATTTTCATCAGCATCAATAGTAATATTCTTAGCAGTTATTTTCACCTCACCATTTGATTGTGCAGTGATCGTGATATCACCGTTTCTACCAACAATATTAACACAACATCCACTATCTGCCTTCTCCCCACCAATAATATCAATACACTGGTCGTTATAAATGTGATATAAACCAGCATCTGTCATTCCAACAGCACTAGTATTCCCATCATCAGCTACTCCAAGCAAATCATAGGTAGTAGTACCATTCAACCCCATTTGAGGATTACCCATATCAATCCTAAATTTAGGACCAAGATTGATATACTCCCTTTGTTGCCAATTTTGTTTACTAGCTGGTCTTTCTGCCATAGTTAATGCCTAGTGTTAAGTATTTATCTTAGTTCACACAATCAATAACTTGCTTGATTTCACCTTGATATGGAGGTCTTGGTTTCAACGCTAGTTTTAATATTGCACCAAATCCAGTTCTACTTGCAATTTCAAGTTCAGGTAATTCATCCATACCATTAGGATTAGTAGATATATTCGCAACTGCACTATCTGGAACAGAAACTTTAACAATTCTACCATCATCATCAATATAAACTGGATAAACATTATCCCACTGATCAGTCACTACAGTATCATCATCATAATTTTCACCAGGATTTATAGGAATAACATGATCAGGTACAAACGGTTCAATTCCCTGATCTTCAGGGACTGGATAATTCTCACCTTCAGATACGATGTAAATATCAGTTACCTGTTGGTAAGTAGGAGAATTTTCATCATAATCAATTACTGCTCTAGCAATTGCACCATATCCCTTCTTACATTCATCAGTTATCTCAATAAATGGTGGACTATTATATCCAGAACCGCCACTAACCAAATCAACACCAATTATACTTCCCACTGCAGTATTACCTTCTCCTACAATAGAACCAACAATTGCTTTACCAATAGCACCTTTACCTCTACTACCAAAAATATTAACTTTCAATCCAGCACATTTTAATGGTGGACCTGCATAACATTTTCCAAGACTACTACCCATACTAGGAACAGACACACTTGGATTCAAGAAATCAAACATTCCCAAAGATCCAGAGGCAACACTAAGATCTTGAATACCACCAACTAATGATTCTGTTAACTTATCAGCAGCATTAGCAGCATCTAAAATACTATCAACAGCAACTCCAACTGCACTTTTAGGACCTTTACCAATTACCCACTCATTTGTTGGTGCATCAAAATCAGGTGTTGTATCATTACAAGAAAGTGCATTAGCAATTGCCATCAAACCCTCTGCTTTAGATCTAAGGAAACCACCCAAACTAAACCCACCTAATATTTTAGAAACTCCTCCCATAAGTGGTCCTAATCCTTTAGTTAATCCTCCAATAATCTGATTCATCAATCCAGCAACAAATTGTTCACCTATACAAGACACAAAGTTCTGGACATTATCCATTATTCCACGAAGCAATCCTTTAACAGCATCACCTATAGAACTAATAACATTACCGACAGCACAAGGTAAGAAGTTTTGAATTGCTTGAACAGGTAACATCATCGCTGCTTGTGCTGCTGCACCAGCTTGCTTTGCAATAGAACGTTTTTTAGTAGCAGCAAATGTTGTAGCAAATACCTTATCATATAAAGCATTTAACCCACCATTCAATGATGGAGCCATACCTTTATACAAACTATTAGTCATGTTACCAACAAGACCAGATGCTAATCCAGCAATTTTATCAGTTTTATCACTGAGCAATTTATCCATCTTACCCTTTACTACACCAACAGCATCAGATGGAACTTGTAAACTACCTTTTAAATCTCCGATAGCATTAACCATACTATCAACTTCACTGGTTATCTTACTTATAGTTGCAGTAGGACTAGCACTACCAAATACAACAGTTTCTCCAACCATTCTAGAAACTGCTCTCTCAGTTTCACCAATTTGTTTTGCTAATTTAGGAGAAACATGTCTTGGTGATTTTTGAGATTGTGAGTTCTCTTCGTTAGTTTCATTCTTAGGATGTGCTGCACCATCGTTTTTAACTTTACTAGTATATCCAGTAAATGGTACAAATGGAGAGGAATATTCATCACTACCAGCGTATAAGGTATTGCCAAATACACCCATAATTACTGGTAATTGTGCATCATCACCATCTAAGAAAAATCCAAATACATTATCACCAGGTGATAATGATATTGTTGTTGCCTTGTTACCTTTTCCAGATCCACCAGTTGACGGTAATAATACTTGTGCCCAAGGTAATTCTTCATCCTCCAATTCAATCGTACTAAAAGGATGATATCCCATAATACGAACTTTACGTCTATTTCCCCAACCAGCACCATTTACCTGATCACCTTGTGCTTTCTCTGGTGCTACTTGTCCTACCCACCAGATGAAACCATCTCTTCCTACAAAATTACTTTTTAACAGCGATTCTTCTATCATTTTCTTATCTCTCTGGTTGTCCGAAGGTATCTTTTATTAATGTCATAGAAGTAAGAGAAACTGTAGAGTCAAAATGGTGACATAGTTCCTTAATCATATATAGACCACTTTGCTCAAGATCATTACTCTTTGCATCATCCTTATTTACTTTTGGAAATTTACATTCAATTAACATTCCTGCTTCTAAATTTGTATTTGATGGTATTGTCATTGATATTGTCTGAGTAAATATTGAATTATATCTCATCATTGATTGAGATTGTACTTTCGCAGGATCTGCATTCTCTTCAGTTGATACCCCCGTTTCCATTGCACCAATATCTAAAATTGCAGTTATATTTCTACTAGGAACAGTTCCTAAAGTATCTGCACTATTATCATCTAGAGAAGGTAATTGAATATCACTTCCAAGATTTTCAGTCTTATCTTGATAATCTTTTAATTCAAATTTTCCATCAGGAGGTGCAGTATAAGTAAAAGTTAATGGGTTAAAAAATGTTCTTTGACTACAATATGCTCCCCTTTGCAATTTTTGCATTAAATCTTCATTTTTAGCAGTAGTATATTTTAAAATCCTATAAGCATTATTAGGATCCATTTTCTTGACCTGAGTGTAAATATATTTCTTTTCAAATGGTTCAGACGCAATTAATTTATCAATAGATCTAAAATTATATCCACTCTTAGTTTCATAGAAAACATATCCAGCAGTAGCATCTTTACCACCTCCAATTGAAGGAACTGACTTTGACGCTAACCATGTTAATAATGTAAATGGTTTTCTCATATTGGAAATAAATCCATACTTATTCTGAGTTTCATCCGCAAAAATAGGTTTATTAGTTTTTAATTTTTCTTTTATAATACTTTGAACAGAATCTGATATTTTAAGTGAAGTTGGATATCTTTTACCAACCCTCACAGTTTCATTTGTCAATGACTCACGAGAAACTAAATTTAAAACAAATGATTCTTGTTCTGTAGATTGTAATATAGTGGTAATACTAGAGACATAAAGATATCTAGTTTCATCACTTGCAAAATCTAAACCTGGATTTTCATCACTATTACCACCCACCTTTAAACTAACTCTTTCACCACCTCTCAATGGAAGTCCATGATATATTGACTGCAATTTACCATCTTGACCTCTAATTGTATTACCAGTATTAACAACAACCAATCTAGCGGTGATTGTCGGTGAAAAAATATCCTCATAATAATCCAACATAACAACACCTGGTGCTATATCAACGGTTCTTTGACCATCTCTAGATTCTACAATAATTTCTTCGTATATTGACTTATTTAATGACATTTTATTAAGTTTCTGATAACATTAGTGACTGCAAATCACCGATTGATAGTCCTGTATTAACAATAGTTTTTTTAGATTTACCACCACCCATAGGTATTGGTATTGCACCCGATCCTCCTCCTGCTGGAGATCCTATTGGAATAGTAATGACCTTCTTCCTCTTCTTTTTAGGAGTAGTTGATAATTCTGAATTTATTTTAGATTTTTTAACTTCAATTTTAGGTGGATCTTGTTTCTTAGGTGTTAATTGTTGAGGTTGTTTCTTAGTAGAATCAAAATTTAAACTTCTAAGATGTTCTTTTAATTTACCTATTGTTGCTGCCTTTAATTCATTATATTCATCATATGTTATAAGACCGTCATTTTCTTCTTTATGCTGCTCAACAAGTTTTTCTAATAAACTTCTTCCTGCTCTCAATTTAGTAATTTTATCTGCATTACCTTCAATAATTCTATTAATAAACTCTGGTCCTAATTCATCTACACTCTTCTTAGGTATGATGGCTTCACCACCTTCAACATTAACATCTTCCCCACCATCTGCATGTGATTTTCCTTTTATTATTCCACCATCCTTAAACATTTCAAGTCCACCTGGTGCATTTAACCAATCTTTATATTCAGCATATTCTGGATTTTCTTTTCCATTGATCATTCTTTGAGGTATATAACCATTATCAAACCTATCTTCTAGATTTGCATTCGTATCATTTGCTATCTTAGGATCATCATCAGGAACTCTTTCTTCTCCCTTTTTCTTAGTACCTTTAACCAAATTTTCTTTTGGTTCTACTTTAACCTCTATTTTTTCTGGTTGTTTTTCTTCTTCTACTTTTTCAGTATCTTCTTCTTTATTATCATTATCTTTGTCTTCCTCTAATTCTTCTTCAACATCAGTATCTTCTTCCCCCTCACCTTCTTCAGCAAAGTCAAAAGTTTCTAATTGATAAGATGCAGGATTTAAATAATTTCGTATATCCGCATCAACACCATCATCAAATTTAACTAAACCAGTTCGTGCATCATCAAATCCTTTCTGAATAGTTTTTTTATCAGTATCAAAAGAAATTGGTGTTAGAGATTGGATAACTTCACTAAATCCTTCTCCAATCATATTAAATACACCAAACATACCACTAAAAAATCCACTAAAAACACCAACAACTTTACTGATAAGATCTATTAATGCTGTTACACCTTTAATTATAGGAGGTATATTATTAATTAACCAACCTAACATTATTATACCAAAGAAATCTAATATTCTACCTAAGAATCCTTTAGTACTAGATGACATTACCTTTCCCCTTCTCTTAATAGCACCACCAACTGAAGATGCTTCAGTAACATCTTCCTTCTCTCTTCTCAATACTTGCTCTCGTCTTCTTTGGAAAAAGGTTGCTTCATCACCTATCAACTTCCTCATAAATTTATTATTTTCACCAGTATTCTTTATAATTTTCTTAACTGTTTTTGTAGTATCAGAAAATGTCTTGGATAACCCAGATACAGAATCCTGTATAGTTTTAACACTAATAGAAGATTTTAATAAAGATTTTCTAGTTGTCTGTGTATTATTTGCCATACTACACTACCTGAAAATGCTTTTTAGCAACTAACTGATAACTTCTAAACATAGGATTAGATGCTGCTACAGTTGGAATACCAGAATCACCACCTGCTGGAGATCCAGAAGCATTCGATCCTGATTGATTACTTCTACCAGAACCCATAGGCATTGGTATAAACTGTGGTCCATCATCTACATCAGTATCTACATTTGTAGCAATACTCCTTTGCTTATTAACTGGTGTAATATTCTTTGCTAACTCTACTTTCTGGGCATTAAATTCTTTTTTAGCTTTTTGAAATGCCTTAGCACCACCTCTTCCCGAACCAAAATCCTCTCTCTTAGGTTGCTGTAAACCTTGAACATCCTCCATAGAGATTTGACGTTCAGCTTCAAGCATCTCATCAGTTATAGGAACCATCACTGAAGGCATAATATTACCTTCTAGATTTTCTTGTTGTTTCTTACCACTTTCTTCAAAAGGATTCCATAAATCAGATATTGCATAAGTTCCTATCCAACTAATTATCCCACCAAGATCAGCTAATAATTTAAATTTCTTAGGCAATACTTTTCTCAAACTACTGGTTGTAACAGCTGCAGATGTAGCAGCAACAGTAGTATCCTTAACAGATTCTCTTACATCCTTTCCACCAGCAACATCCATTCCAACTTGAATACCTGGTGCTAAAAGATTTCCTGCTACTTTAACATTAGGTCTTGTATTAGCACCAGTAAGACCCTTAGTAACACTACCAGTTATTCCCTTACTAACAACTTTAGTTGCTCCTGTCTGTATAGTTTTATTTCCTAATGCTTGAGCAAATTTTCCTGCTAATAAAGTAGTTAATGCTCTTAATGGTTTTCCAAGAAGCCTACTTGCACCAAACTTTAAAAATTTAAATCCAAGTCCTGCTATTTTTGCTGCTAATAAAGTTAATCCACCCTGTATTAGGAATATAGCTCCTCCAACAAAAGCAAGGTTTCCTAATATTGTCTTCTGAATTTCTTTTATTTTCTCTGTATTACCATCTGCCGTTGCTTTAAATAAATCAATCGTTTGTAACGTAAGCCATCCCGTTAAAAGAATAGTAAAGAAATTAGCTAATCTACCTAAACCAAATTGTAACTTTGCACCAATTTTCCTAACTGGAGTAAATAATGCTGCTTGAATTTTCTTCTCTATCGCTCCTTCTTTTCCCTCTCTTAATTTTATTTGCGATAATTGCCTTTGCCTTTTTGCCTCTGCAGCAGCTCTTTGTCTATCTAAATCATCCTTTATTGCTAGATTATTCTGTATCGCATTCAATCCTTGATTCATTCCCTGAATCTGTTGTGTTAGTGAAGAAAGACGAAGTGATACATCACCTAATGCTGAATTATTCCTAGTTAATAAATTAGTAGTTACACTATCAGGTTGGACAGTAGAAGGTGCTACAGCTCTACCCGTAAACGCAGCAGCAGGAACAGACCTTCTTACTGCCTGTATTCCTCCTGTAAGTGGCGATGCTGGAGCCATTAATTAAGTCCCGATTCTTGTTGTGCTTTTAAGTTTTCTTCTTCAATATGCTGTTGTAAAAGTGAAAGATAAATTTCTCTTTCCCAAGGTATCATATTTTCTAACTCTGTCAAGCTATATTTATGATGTTGCATTAAGGCAAAATTAATTTTGTAGTATGACGCAAGATCTTCATGTGCCATACTCACCCGAAAAAACTTTGCAGTCCCTCCAGTATAACTTCACTTTCAACCTTAGTATTAGGATTTGTTACTTTAACAGTATGTGAAAGTTTTGGCATAGTATCAAAAAACTTTTCAATTTCCTTGAATTGTTTTGAATTAAGTGATTCTATAAATTGAGATAATTCCTTCTTTGTACAATCAGAAGCAGCCCAAGATTCCTCTTCAGAATAAACTTGGTCTACACATGACGCAATCAATTTAAAAGTATCATCAACATTAATATCACCTTCAACAGCAAAATTAGTTTTTATAAATTCATCCATTGATGGATATTTCATCCTTAAAACATATTCATCATCCAATTTAATATCTGGAGAATGATCATCATCTATTTGAACTTTTATCTCATCAAGATTAATTACTGAAGGAACCTTAGTTTCATTATCATCTGGACAAGTAATAGTAACCTCTACTTCTTCTCCAACAGATTTTCCACGAATATTCAAAAACAAATATTCAATATCAAATGTTGATAAAGTTTCTACCTTTATTCCTCTTGTAAGAATACATGCTGCAATCACATCTTTAACTGCACTTGCAATCTGTTTATTATCTTGACTTTCCATTGCAAGGATTAAAATCTTCTCTTCCTTAACTAAGAAAGGTCTAAATTTAATTTTCTTTTTTGTGGAAGGTATTACCAACTCATAAGAAGGAGTCGAAATCTTTGGTAAAGGCATAATATGCTCAATTCAATTATTTTTATTTATAGGGGATTATTTAGTTAAAAAATGTCCTAACAGTGGAAGTATCAGTTATTTGTCCTTTTGGAGTGTATATATCATATGGTTTTTTACCAGCGAAAAGATCTTTATTTCCTGCACCTGTTGAGGATTCTGCACCAGGATTTAAAAGAAGATACCCTTCACCACCAATAGGACCTTTAAGATTATTGCCTAATTGCGATTCCACACTACCATAATTTCTATCTACACCTCTTTCCCTATCCCACGACTTTGTTTTACCACAAACATAGCGATCATAATTAAATGCAGCAGTTGCCTTCAGAACTTGAGAGTTCTGATATTGAACTACAGTTGAATTTAATTCAATTGGATATAATCCACGAAAACTATATTCAATATTTTGTCTGTAATTTTTTTCAAATTTTGTAATTGTAGTAGTTTGAGATTTATATGTTATAGGATAATTCATTCTATAGTGATAGGTATCTTCTAAAGAATCAGAATTAGAACCATCACTAATATACTCCATCCAATGTTCTAAAAACTTAAGTGCTTTATATTCATTATCAACATAAAATTCTAATTGCATCTGTACAAACTTTTTAGTATGAGGAAATCTCTCAACTAATCCTTGATATTCACCTACAGCATCTATTGTAGCAAAAGCACTTCCAGGCAAAACTGCCTTACTACATAATAATCCTATCTTATCAAGATCAAATCTACTATCAACACCCTTACTTCTTAAATGTGAAGATACTTCAGCAGGTAGACCAAAATCAACTATGTAATGAGATGATTGTGCTACATTCTGAAAAGTAGGTAATATCTGAGATATTTTCTTTGGAATCGGTACTGCCACTCTAAATAGTTCTACTATATCATTTCTATTTAGATGGCTTATAAAGGAAAATATCGACCATCTCACCCAAAAAAGTATAAAGGTGATCCTACAGGTATAATTTTCAGGTCTTTGTGGGAAAGAAAATTCATGGTTTACTGCGATCAAAATGCAAATGTACTAGAATGGGCAAGTGAAGAAATAGCATTACCATATCGTGGTCCTGATGGGAAACAACATCGATATTTTCCTGACTTCTATATGAAGGTAAAAGAATCTAATGGTATTATTAAAAAATACATTATAGAAATAAAACCATTAAAGCAATGTTCTCCACCAAAAAAACCAAAAAGACAAACTAAAGGGTATATGCGTGAAGCATATGAATATGTAAAGAACCAAGCAAAATGGGAAGCTGCAAGAGAATTCTGTGATAATAGACAATGGGAATTTAAAGTTGTTACTGAAAAAGAACTAGGTATTAAGTAATGGCAAGAAGAGCTAAAAGAAGAATTGGTGGTCCTTCATATGATGAAGTAAAGGCAAAAATTGATGCTAAAGAAGAGGCAAAAAAAACTAAAAGTACTCTAACAACTGCAACAAAAGAAAGAGAAAAAACTACTTCTACTACATCAGAAGAGAAATCTGAAGAAGTAATAGGTGGAAATAGAATATCACATGTACTTAATGATCTAATTGGTACTGAAAGTGCTGATGAGTTAATGCGTAGAATTACAGGTTCATTAACTGCAGGTGGAAAAGTTCCAGAAGAAGGAAAATATTATGTATTCATATACAGAGCAAAAACACCAAACTTAAGATATGATATGCATCCAATGGTTGCAGTTACTAATGTTTATGAAAAAGGATTTCGTGGAATTAATTTTCACTGGAATACACACAGGCAATATACTTGGAATGAAATTATTGGTGGATTATATGAAATAACTCAAGATGAATTACAAGATCTTGATGGAGTACCTTTTGCCAAATTCTTATATACATAATATACATGAATCACTTATATAATGTCTTGGCAGTTTGATACATCATATGTACAAAAACCAGAACCAGTTTTTACTACAGTTTTTGAAAATAATTTAGAATTTAATAATAATTTAAAACAAAGTATTCTAGAACATAGAAATAATAATCCAGAATCAAATAATAGTAATGTAAATGCATGGCATAGTTCATATCTCACACATAAAGAAAATCCAAAATTCAATCATCTAATTGATATAGTTCTTGATGCATGTTCCATTATTTCTAAAAATCAATATCAATGTCCTGATGTTTATTTTAATGTAGTGAATTTATGGTGTATGATGTATGAAAAAAATGATAACACAAAAATTCACAACCATTTCCCATCAGATTTTGCATGTTGCTATTATGTGGACGTAGAACCAAATTGTTCTCCTATAATTTTTGAAAATAATTTTGAGATAAAACCAAAAAATGGTATGCTAATAATATGGCCAGCAGTACTAGATCATGAAGTTCCACCAACCAATGGAAAACGAATGTGCATCTCTATGAATATAGATAAAAAAATTTATCCTTATAGTTAGTATAAATAGATGATAATAGTAAAATAGGTCGAGAAATGGGAAGGATGACAGGCTCTCAGAGAAGAGCAGCATGGAGAGAGAAATTTGCATCCACAAGAACGAGTACAGGAAGAAATACAACATCTACTACCAATAGTACAACTGAGGCAGTTCCAGAAACAACTGGTTCAACCCAACAAACAACACAGGTTGGTGCAAAAAGAGATAGCAATTACGGAAATCCTAAACTTTTATCCTACCCATTAAAAAGATCTACATCATCTACAGAAGATAGTTTATTAATACAAGCAGTAAGATATAAACCACCAGCACCTGGTGATGGTATAGGAGGAGAACTTCTAAATTCAGATAATAGCAAAATTGGGGCAGGAATGGATGGCATTGCAGATAAAAAAGAAGATATCTCTTCAGGTAAAAAATTAAAATTTAAAACCCAAATGGGAAGAAGTATGTCTTCCCGTTATGATCGTTATACATCTGGTTCAGCAGGGTTTAAAAAAGATACAAAATTTTATATAGAAATACCAATACCACAACAAATAAGTGACACAACCTCAGTGACTTGGGGCGAAAGTACAATGAATCTATTCACTCTAATGGGTATGGATGTTGGTAATAGAATGATGCAACAACCTTTAGGTGATACTTATGATGATGTAACTCAAATGTTAACTCAGGGTATAGATATACAAGGATTAGAAAATGCAGGAAATTTATCACAAACTTTAAGATCTACATTAGCAGGTTTAGCAGTCAATCAATTTGGTGCTAATGTAACACCAAATAATGTAATATCAAGAGGATTAGGTCAAATATTAAACTCAAACAAAGAGTTATTATTTGATGGTGTAAATTTAAGAGAATTTAGATTTGATGTAACATTTACTCCAAGAGAACCAAAAGAAGCAGCTAGAGTAAAAGAAATTATTAGATCTTTAAAACAAGCAATGGCAGCTAAAGCTGGAACAGAATATTCACAAAGTTCTGGAGCAACTGGTGGCATATTCATATCTGCTCCAGATTTATTCCTACTTAAATATTTAAGTGGAGGAAAAGAACACAAGTTCTTAAATGTATTCAAACCGTGTGCATTAACATCATTAAGTGTAAATTATACTGGAAATGGAAACTATGCAACGTATGATGATGGAACACCAGTTCATATCAAAATGCAAATGACATTCAAAGAAACCAATCCAATATATGCTGAAGATTATGTTGACAATATAGAGGGGGTAGGTTACTAATGGGTTATTTCAGAAAATTACCAAATATAAGTTATCCATCTCCATTATCTGCAAAAACAGCATCTGGAGAATATCTTATTGTTAAAAACTTTTTCAGAAAAACTAAAACATTAGATTGGTTATCTGATTCAGTAACAGTTTTTAATAAATTTATTATTGCAGATGGAGCAAGACCTGATACTGTAGCAAATGAAATATACGGATCTTCTGATTTAGATTTTGTAGTTGTTCTTACTGGCAATATTGGAAATATACACAATGATTGGCCGTTGTCCAATCAACAACTATATGATTATACAGTAAATAAATATGGTCTTGCAAATATAAATGATGTTCATCATTATGAAACTTTTGAAATTAGAGATGATAAAAATAGATTAATTTTACCAGCAGGTAAAGTAGTTGATAGTTCTTTTAAAATTGATGGTCCAGGAAATGTTTGGCCATTAAATGCAACATGGACTGGTAAAACTTCAAATGAAGTAATACAATATGCTGGAACAGCAGAAATAACTCCTACTTTAGGTGTTTCTAATTGGGATCATGAAACTAATAAGAATGAAGAAAAAAGAGAAATTGAAATCCTAAGACCAGAATACTTACAAGTATTCTTAGAAGATCTGCAAAGAATAATGAAATATACTAAAAATTCTCAATATATAAATCCTTTCCTAGTACAAACGGAAAATACTACTTTGGTATAAAAAAAGACCCACCCGAAGGTGAGTCTTCCCAATATTCAGGCTCTCTTGGATCATCTTTCGGATCCCAGTAGAAAAATTTCATCTGGGATAACCTACAATGTTTAAGAGGCTTGATTTTCATTATTCTTCAGCAAGTTTAGAGAAATAAGATAGTGCATCATCATCTTCACTTTCTTTATTCCATCCATCCTCTGCTAATTTACTATCAGTGGCGGTTGGACGAGATGATTTAACCTGTGCAACAAGTTCTTCTTCTTGCTCTACAGTTTCAGCATCGTTACGAACTGGTTTAGTTCCAAGAACACTACTCAAACGAGTTTTGAGTTCATCATAAGTTTTGAACTGATCATTAGCAACTAGTTCTGCTAAGGAATGCTCTTTCTTCCAGATTGCTTCCATAGCATCGTCATCATCTAGTAATGCACTAGTAGCAGCGAACTCAGAAGAGTCATAGTTTCTATAACCAGCAACGTTCTTTGCCTTCAACTTGAAGTTAGCACCTTGCCAGAAATCGAATGGATCAATTGCT